CGGGCCCCCCGACCGGCCGCTGCCGCCGTCGGCGCCGTCCGCCTCGGCGAACACCATGCGCAGCCGCGCCCGGTCCGCCGGCGTCGCGCCGAACGCCGCTACTCGCAGCCGCAGTTCGCCGGCCGCCGACAGATCACCCCGCCACAGCCGCGCGTGAATCAGCGCGGTGTCGAGTAGGTACTGCCAGTCAGACGAACCGAAGTGCTCGGCCTGCGGACTGTCGATCCACATCTGCCACCACTCGCGCGTTCGCTCGGGCCACACGAACTCGACCAGGTCGCCGTCGCGCTCGATACGGAAGTCGGGCAGCTCGGGCGCCTCGGCACGCTCCCACCTGAGTACCGTCTGCGGGATCGGATCGGAGTTCCGCCGGCTCTTCCTCCCCGCCGGCTTCGGGGCCGGCCCGTTGCCGGCCATCAGACACCGCTCCTCGCCTGCACCGAGGCGCATGTCGGCGCGGTCCGCAGAACGGCCCACGCGGTCCGGTCGGTGCCGCACCGCTGACAGCGCATCGGGTCCTCGAACCCGGGGCCGCCGAAAAGGTGCCCGCCGTCAGCCTCGCGCTGCCGCTGCTCCTGGATCGCCGACACGATGGCATCCCAGTCGCGCAGCCGGTCGAGCCCGAGCGCATCCGTAATCTTGTCCATGCGGGTAGCGAGGTCGCGCTGCTGCTCTTCGGTGAACGCGTGCAGCTTGGCCTCGGCCGCCTCGGCGCGTGCCAGCGTCTCGCGCGCCTTCACGACCGGATCCTGATGCGGGCCGCCGAACACCTCGCAGACCGCCCGCACCATGTTGTCGGCTGCACGATGCGCTGCTTCTGCCCGCTCGGCGCGACGGGCGGCGCGGTCCCGCTGCACCTCCATCGCCCGCGAGCGCCCCTCGGCATTCTCGGCGCGCTGCAGCATCGTGTGCCCGAACGTATCCGACTCCGACAGAGACCGCCGAGCCGTCTCGTACATCTCGCCGAGCTGTTGCTGCACACCCTCGCGGAACTCGGCCGACATATCGTTCGCAGGAATCTCGACCGTCTCGGCGGTGACGATCGCGCCGCGCGCACCGATCAGAGTTGCAGCATCCTGCCAGTGGTCCCGCACCCGGCCGTGATCCATGCCGATGATCACGCGGTGCGGCGCGCTCTCGTCGACCACGAGAACGAACGGCGGCCGCGCGTCGTCGACACCTTCGGGCAGTTCGAGGATCTGCAGGCGTGCCATGGCTGTACCTCCCGTGTCGGGGTGCCGCAGCACTCCCGTGTCGGGGCGCTACAGCAGAGAGTCGATTACGTGCTGCAGCTCGCCGAGGCGCTGCGGCGTGTCGCCGAACGTGCGCCCCGTCACCGCGATGTACCGGCCGGTCCCGTACAGCTCGACCGAGCCGCCGCCACCGACCGTGATCCGCCGACCGTGCGGCAGAGTTCCGTATCCCCAGAGGTGCAGACCGTCGCCCGAGCGCGACACCTCGACCCATGTCGGGCCGGCTGCGTCGAGGATCGTGCGCGCCCACCCGGCCGGCTCGCCGTGCTCGTCGAGGCAGTGATCGAGGTCGAGGCACACGACGCCGTCGCCGTTGAGAACGAACCCGAGGCCGGCACCCTTGCCGCTCGCCGCAGCCTCGCTGTACCGCGACCACGTCGACGGGTCCGTGCTGCTCGCCGTCGCGCCGCCGATCGTCAACGGGACCTTACGGGCGGTGTGCCGGATCCAGCGCGGCCGGCGGGTCAGCTCGGCCGGGACCGTACGCCGACGACGAGCAGCAGCGGCTCGGCACCGCGGCTCGCAGAACCGTGCGTGCCGCCGAGCCGTGATCGGCATCGGCCCCTCGCAGTGCTCGCAGCAGCGGCTCGTCTTCATGGGTCCAGTCTACAGCCGCGTACGCTTTTAGCGCCCTGACCTGCGCATATCGAGTTGGTGTCGGATCGGCGGCAGGCTGAGAGGCGATCTGCGGACCCTCGACCGCGCGCCATCAAATCAGCCTGCCGCATCCGTGCCCGCCCGCCAGCGGGCCGCCCACGTGCCCCCACGTGGTCGTTTTCCCCAGACCCGTACAGAACCGGGCCCGCAGCACCTCCCGAGCGCCGTGAGGGGCGGGGAGGGGGAGTCACCCCCCACCCCTGCCTCTCAGATTTCGGGGACGCTCGTCAGATCAGCCCGGGATGCCGCTCGGGCGGTCGTCGTACGGTCTCGCGCCATCGGGCGGCGTTGCCCTCGCGGCTGCTCTTCACCGCGTGGTGGTGGGCGCACAGCGCTTGCAGGTTCTCGTACCGGTGATCGTTGCCGGGCACGATGTGGTCGACCTGGTTCGCATGGTGTCCGCAGACGATGCGGCCCTCGCGCCATCGGCAACGGTGCTCGTCGCGGTGAAGGACGTACGGCCGGATGACGGTGTACCAGTCGTCGGGCAGCTCGTCGCGTCGAGTGCTGTCTGCCCACTGTCCACTCATGTCCGGTCGTCGCCCCATTCGGTGTAGCGCTCGGGCCGCGCGTCCTGGTCGCTTCGTTCGGTGTCGGCGCTGAGCGCGACGCCGTCGAGGTTGGGCTGCGACGTGAATCCGATCGGTGTGCGGTGCTGCTCGTCGTCGACGGGCTGCTCGCGGTCGAGGGCGGTGAGCAGTCGTACGGCGGTGGCCTCGATCTGGTCGAGGGTGGGCTGCTCGTCGGGCCCGGTGTGGATGTCGACCCTGCGGGTTCCGTCGGTGAGGCGCACGCGCATGAGCTACCTCTCGGGGTGACGCCAACGCCCCCCGGAGGCGCTGTCATCCGGGGGGCGTTGGTCTCGGGGGTGGTGGCTACTCGGCGGCGGTGACGCCGGTTGAGCGGCCGTTGACGAGCGTTGCGAACACCCGCGCCTGCGGTTCCTTCTTCGCGGCGACGGGATAGAGGATCACGCCGTCGGGGTGCTCGACGGTTACGTACAGCTTGCTCTCGTCCTTCTTGAGCCACAGGGCGAAGATCCCGGTCAGGGCGACGCGCGTCGCGGTGATCCGCTTACGGGCCGTCTCCCCGAGTTCGATCGTGACGGTCGATCCCTCGACGGGGATCGGTGCCTGCCCAGCTTGGTGGAACTTCGCACCGATGACGGTGACGCCGGCGGCGGCCGCCGCGGTGCGGATGCGGCCGAGCTGCTTCGCGGCCTGCTTCTCTTCGTCGGTCTTCTTGCTGCCGAACACTGAACCCCCCTGGTTCCGGGTGAGGTTCCATCGTGCCGTGAGCGGCGGTCGGGTGGAAAGCGAACGGCCCCCGTCGTGGTGGCGGGGGCCGAGCGGTGGTCTGTTTCCGGGCATGCGGAACTGCGCCCAAGAATGCGACACGTGATCGTCTGGAGTCAAGCGCGTCCGTGTGTGTGAGTCCGTTCGCGGGTGCGCGTGCTGCTACCTGCAGACGCTCTCTCTCCTGCGCCCCCGATAGGTGGTGGAGTGGAGTGGAGTGGACCCCGCGCGCGCGAGTCCCGAGGGAGTCCCCCCGGGACAGAATGCGGTGAGCTGCGGATACGGGATATTCCGGTGACGGATTCGTTCGCGTTTCTGCTGCGATTCGTTGACGATTCGCCAGAGAAAAGCGAACGGATCCGGGTCCGGTCCGCTGCTCGGATCAGCCGGATCCCTTCCCCTTCTTCTCCTCGGCGCGCTTCGCCTTGCTCGCGTCGTTCCTGCGCTTCAACTCTTCGGTGCTCAGACTCTTCTCAAGTGCCATGATGTGCGGTCCTGTCTCGTGTTCGGGATGGGACCGGGGCGGCCGATGTCTTGGCCGATGGCGGCCGCCCCGGACTGCGTCAGCTCGTGATGCGGGCGAGCGCCTCGACGATCAGCACGCCGACCAGGACGGCGAGCAGCAGCCCGCCGGTACCGACGCCGTGCTCGGCGTCCGGCTCGATCGACTCGTCGTCGGGCACGAGTCCGCTGTGCTCGCGGGCCCGGTGCCAGCGCCGCTCTGCGCGCGCGGCCCGTCGGGTGGCGACCGGCTCTGACGTGGCGCGGCAGGTTCCGCACCGATAGCGGTAGGACACATCTAACCTCTCTCGGGAGCGCCCCGGGGTGGGGCAGTTCGGTGGTAGTTCGGCAGGTGGATCGCAGGTAGTCGGCAGGTAGTTTCCGCAGGTCAGAGCCGGAACTACCCGGCGACTACCCGGCCTTAGCGAGGGGGTCGGGCTCACCGCTGGGAGAGGGGTTACCGGCGGGCTGCAGACCGGCGTCGAGAGCGGCTCTCAGCCCGTCCCGGTGGACCCCGACGGACGTGCTCCCACGCACCTTGATGCGCTCCTTCACGGGCACCCCGAGGGCAGTGCACTGTGCGCGTACCTCGGGGATGCCCCACTCGGGCGGTGCGCCGGCCTCTTGGAAGTGCTCGACCACGGTCGCGAGCAGCACCCCGTTTCGGGTGCCGATCAGGGTCGCGAGACCGAGCACGAACTCGCGGTCGGTGGGCGGGGCGAGGGGCGACTCGGGGGAGTCCTCGACGGTGGGGGCGACGCTCTCCCCCGCGCCCTTTTCGATCTTGTCCGGGGGAGCGTCGTCCTCGGTCCGGCCGAGCTTGAGAGCGCCGAGCAGCCACGCGAGGACGAGCACGGGGATCACGAGCGCGTGCTGCGCCGCAGCCCACCCGAGCGCGGCGACTGCCCACGCGCTACCGAGTCCGTACCAAAGCGAATCCCAGCCGTCGGCGCTGCGGATCCAGCGCCACCACAGAGCGACGAGTGCGCCGGATCCGGTACCGACGGCGCGCAGCAGCTCGCGCTCGGCGGCGATGGGTGCGGCCGCCTCGGTCCACACGGTGCGCAGCCGCTTCATGCCGCGAGCCCGAGGAAGAATCCGCCGATCGTGGTCGCCACGATGGCCCATGCCCCGCCGGCGACGCTGAACACGCTGGCCATGATGACGCCGGTTACGCCTGCCGACCGCGGCTTGAGCTTGACCAGGTAGGCGATCAGGACCAGGACCCAGGCAATCGCGGGCATCTGGACGTTGCCGAGCGGCCCGTCGGCACGGCCGACGCCGAGGGCCTGCAGCGCGGACAGTACGACGTCGTCGGGCATGCCCCACACGATCCCGGCGCCTGCCCAGACGACGCCGGCCGCGAGCCCGAGCGTCAACGCGAGCCCCTTAGAGAACGTCGTCTCTGCCCCTGCCCCCTTCTTACGGGTGCCGAGGACGAGTGCGACGGTCAACACCAGGGCGACACCGCCGGTCCCGAGCCCGGCGAAGAACGTGGTCGCGCCGCCGTCGGCTGCGAGATTGGTCGTCATTGTCTGTGTCCTTACAGGTCAGGGGTGTCGGGCGAGTACAGGGCGAGAGCGAGCACGGCGGACGCGAGGGGCACGCGGGCGATCCAGCCGCAGAGCCGTAGGGCGACGGGGGCGCTGCGGCCGCGCCAATGGTGGCTTCGGATCTCGAAGATCAGGCAGACGACGATGACGCCGACGCCGACGATCGCCCCGTTCTCCGTGCCGCCGTGCTGGCCGTAGTAGTCGAGTGAGTCGCGCATCCACGGGAGGACTCCGGCCGCCTGCCCGAGGGCTGCGGCGGCGTGGTTGTAGACGACGTTGACGACGCGCTGCCGCTGCAGCGGATCCGCGAGCAGTACGTCGGCGACGTCGTCGGCGGCCGCGCGGATCTCGTCGGTCGAGTCCGGGTCCGGCTCCGCGGGTGCTCGGTTGCGGCGCTTGCGCACGGCGAGCGAGCGACCCGGACCCGCATCCGGACCCGCATCCGGACCCGCATCCGGACCCGCATCCGGTCCCGAGTCCGGACTCGGGCCCGCATCCGGACTCGGACTCGGACTCGGACTCGGGACCGGACCCGCACCCGCACCCGGGCTCGGGACCGGACTCGGGACCGGACTCGGGACCGGACTCGGGACCGGACTCGGACTCGGGGCCGGGCTCGGGCTCGGGCTCGGGTGCCGCGGGTCGCCCGCAGGGCTCAAGTCGCTCTGCGGCAGCCGGTAGTCGCGGATCCTGATCCGGCGCACCCGAGAACGAGCCGGCGAGCCCGGGTCCTCGACGACCGGCACCGTTTCGGGTTGCGGTGCCGTAGGTGCGTACTCGGGGCGCGGGGGCGCGTCCTGGTCGGGCACGGCGGGCTGCGGCGACTGCTCGTCAGTGGCGTCGGTCATGGTGTGTCCTCGGGTTCGCGGGGCGGCGCGGCCTCGGCCTTGAGCGCGGCGATCAGCCGTGTCGCTTTCGGCTGTCCGATGTGGAAGTGCCGACGGGCGCCCTTCATCGTGAGTTTTTGTGTCTTGGCCAGTTCGCGGGCCCGCTGCAGCAGCGCCGCGAACTCCGCCTCGGGGTCCGGGTCCGGCTCGGGGTCCGGGTCCGGGTCCGGGTCCGGGTCCGGGTCCGGCTCGGGGTCCGGGTCCGGGTCCGGCTCGGGGTCCGGGTCCGG